TCGGTCGACGACCCGGCGGCGCAGTGGTTTGTGGCCGAGTGGACGGCACCTCCGGAGGCGAAACTCACCGATCCGGCAGCGTTCGCGCAGTCGAATCCGTCGGCGGGGTATCTGCCGGGGATGACGATCGCCGGGTTGATGCAGACCACCGCGGAGGCGGTCAACAAGTCGGTGGAGAAGATCGAGGTCTTGGGGCAGTGGGTGTCTCAGGAAGTCTCCCCGTACGTCGATCCGCTGGACTGGAAGCGGCTGCAGATCGCACCGAGTGAGGTGCGGATCCCGCCGGGTGCGCGGACGGTGTGGGCGGTCGACACGTCGGAGGACCGCTCAACCACCTGGATCGCCGCGGCTGTCCAGACCGAGGGCGGCAAGCCGCTGGTGACGGTTCGGACGAAGCGCGTCGGGATTGTGTGGGCGGTCAAGTACTTGCGGGACCTGGCCGACAAGTCAGGGTGTCGCGAGGTGGCGTTGCAGGCGCAAGGCTGCCCGGTGGTGGAGCTGGTCCCGCTGCTGGAGGCCGAGTACGAGACCGAAGACGGCCGGAAGCGGCCGGGGCTGACGGTCCACAAGATGGATCGGCCGACGTGCGCGATCGCGACCGGCCGCATCAAGGACCGGGTCCGCGACAAGCACCTGGTGCTCACCGCCCAGCCCGATATCGATATGGCGATCGAGGGTGGGATCGCGACGAAGTACGCGGAGAATCGGCTTTGGTCTCGTGGGGCGTCGAAGCCCCTCGACATCTCGGGTATCTGTGCTGAGACGTGGGCGTTGTACGCGCTCGAGGCACTCCAGCCGAAGCCTAAACGCAAAGCACCACCGCCACCGCGGGCCGCGGTTCTGACGGCTGAGGCCAGCAGGCTCGGGGACAACCTGCTGACGATGCAGTTCTGAGAAGGGGGTCTCCGAGTGACTGAAGTCGGATACCAGCGAGCAGGTCTCCCGTCGTGGGGCAGCATCGCGGAGGAGTCGGCGGAGACGAATCCCGCCATGCAGTGGCCGGCGTCGAATGACACCTACGACCGGATGCGCCGAGAAGACACACAGGTCGGGTCCGTGTTGCGGGCGATCACGCATCCGATCCGGCGCACGTCGTGGATGATCGACCCGGCCGGGGCCCGGGACGAGGTGGTCGACCTGATCGCCGACAGTTTCGGGCTACCCGTGAAGGGACGGCCGACCACCGCGCCGTTGCGGGTCGGGAGCCGGTTCGACTTCGACGAACACCTCCGCCTCGCGCTCCTCGAGCTCGTGTTCGGGCACTCGCTCTTCGAGCAGGTATACCTGGTCGGGGATGATGGACGAGCCAGGCTCCACAAGCTGGCATGGCGACCACCGCGCACCATCGCGAAGTGGGATGTCGGTGCCGACGGCGGGCTGATCGCGATCGAGCAGCACCAGCTGGTCGCGGGACGGGCAGTGAGAATCCCGGTCGCGAAGCTCGTCGCCTATGTCCACGAGCGTGAGGGCGCGAACTGGATCGGCACGTCGCTGCTGCGGACCGCCTACAAGAACTGGTTGTTGAAGGATCGAATGCTGAGGGCTCAGGCTCTCACCGTGGAGCGCAACGGCCTCGGCGTGCCGACCGTGACGGGCGCGCCCCTGCCTGACGGTGTGGAACTGTCGGAAGCTGAGGCGCTTGCCTGGGTGGAGACGCAACGCGTCGAGGGACTGAAGGTTGCCAAGGAACTGAGGGCCGGCGAGACAGCCGGCATCTCGCTCCCGCACGGTGGAAAGGTCGAACTGCTCGGCGTGACCGGGCGGCTCCCGGACACCGACGGTCCGGTCCGCTACCACGATGAGCAAATTGGCCGGTCGGTGTTGGCACACTTCCTGAACCTCGGCACGGAGACAGGCAGCTGGGCGCTCGGCAGCACGTTCGCCGACTTCTTCGTCGGGAGCTTGAACGCGGTCGCTGGCCACATCGCGAACGTCGCCCAGCAGCACGTCGTTGAGGACCTCGTCGACGCGAACTGGGGACCGGCAGAGCCGGCGCCGCGGCTGATCGTCGCAACGATCGGCGAGGAACAGCCCGCCACCGCCGAGGCCATCAAGACGCTGGTCGACTGCGACGCGATCACCCCCGACCAGCGGCTCGAGGAGTACCTGCGGCAGCGCTACAAGCTGCCGGTGGTGGACCCCACCACGGCGCGCACCGCGCCCGACCCAACGACAGGAGACCCCACGTGAAGACCACGAGCAGGGCGCCGCGCGACTGGTACCGCATCGCCTGTGTCGAGCAGGCCCCCGATGAGCTGACTAGCGTCGACGTCTACATCTACGACGAGATCGGTGAATCCTGGTGGGGCGGCATCAGCCCGCGCCAACTCGTCGACGACATCGCCGACCTCGACGTCGACACCATGGTCGTACACATCAACTCCCCGGGCGGTGCCGCGTGGGATGGGCTGACGATCATGAACGCCCTCCGCGCGCACCCGGCACGGGTTGAGGTCGTTGTCGACGGCATCGCCGCATCCGCCGCCAGCGTGGTTGCGATGGCCGGCGACAAGATCACGATGAACCTCGGCGCGCAGATGATGATCCACGACGCCTCTGGTGGCTGCTGGGGGCCTGCGGCGTTGATGGAGGAGACCGCGCAGATCCTGCACAAGCTCTCCGACTCCTACGCCGACGTGTACGCCGCCCGCGCTGGCGGCACTCGCGAGGCGTGGAGGTCGGCGATGCAGGCCGAGTCCTGGTACACCGCGCAGGAGGCTGTCGAGGTCGGCCTCGCCGATGAATGGGACGGCACCGCCACCGTGGAGGAACCGGCGGCGATCGCCGGGTTCGACTTGTCGCGGTTCCGCTACCCCGGGCGCGCCCATGCGCCTTCGCCGCAACTCGCGGCCCACAATCTCCCGGTCTCGTCCGAGCCGGGCAACCAAAACCGAGAGGAGACCGTCGTGGAACGCGACGAATTCTTGGCTGGAATCCGTGAGCGGCTCGGCGTGACCGATGCCGACGCCTCCGAGGAGACGCTGCTCGCGGCGCTCGACCAGGCGCTCGAGGAGAACAGCTCCACGCACACCATCAACCTCGAGACCGTGGTGCCCGACGGCGCGATGCTCGTTGACGCCGCCGCGTTCGCTCGGCTCCAGGAAGACGCCGCCCAGGGCGCCGCCGCCCGCGAGCAGCAGACCCGCGAGCGCCGCGACCAGATCGTGGCCACCGCGGTCCGCGAAGGCCGGATCGCACCGGCTGCTCGTACCACGTGGCGTGCCCAGCTCGACGCCAACGAGGACGGCACCGCTGCCCTCCTGGCATCGCTGCCGAAGAACACGATCCCCGTGACGGAGCTCGGCTACACCGCCGACAACGACGACCCCGAGTCCGCGCTCTACAACGCCGCATTCGGCACCGAGAAGGGAGCCTGATCCATGTCCGACTACCTGCCCAAGCATCAGCCCGGCGCTGCGATCACCCTGATGGCCTCCGCCGACATCACCGGCGGCCGGCTTGTCGCGGTCACCGGAGCGCGGACCGTCGCCCACGCCGGCGCCGACTCCGCGGCCGTGGCCGGCGTCGCCGGCTTCGACGCGAAGACCGGCGGCGAGCTGACCGTGTTCACCCGTGCCGGCGGCGTTCACCGCCTGACCGCCTCTGCGGCGATCGCGGCTGGAGCGAAGGTCATCTCCGCTGCTGACGGGAAGATCGCCACGATCGGCGCCGGCACGAACCCTGTCGGGCTCGCGCTCACCGCCGCCGCTGCCAACAACGACGTCATCGACGTCCTGTTCCTCTGACGAAAGGGGCCATCCAGTGCCTTCCTACACCTACCCCGTGAAGCATCCCGAGGGGACGCTCACCTCCGAGCAACTGCACGCGCTGCTCGCCAACCCGAGGATCCTCGCCCGCCGTCTGGCCGACATCACGAAGATGGGGTTCATCGCCGATTTCCTGCTGCAGGGCCGCTTCGACGCGGCCGGCGGCGGCATCTTCTACGAGACCGGCGAGGACCCGTTCACCGGTGATCAGCCGGAGTCGGTTGCGCCGAACGCGGAGTATCCGAAGACGGTGCTCTTCGAGGGCGAGACCGTCGCGGCCGCGACGAAGAAGTGGGGCATCGAGTCCGACTTCACCGACGAGAAGGTGTCCCGTCAGGGCATCAACTACGTCAACCGTGGCCTCGCCCGGCTCGGGAACTCGGTCATCAAGCGCGTCGACGGGATCGCGATGGCCGTCATCATGGCCAAGATCGCGAGCACCTACACTTCGCCGGCGACCTGGACCACGGCCGGGAAGATGGTCACAGCCGTGACCAGCATCCGCACCCAGCGCGCGAACCTCGGCACCGGTCTCGACCTCAACACCGTCGTGCTGACCCCGACTCAGTACGCGCTGGTCATCGGGATGCTCATCGACGACAAGGCCCTG